AAGGCTGACACCATCTCAGCTCAGAAGTCACGAGTTCGATGTCCTTCATGTTCTTAAAATAGGTGAGTCAATTAGAAAAATGATGTTTGCGAAAAACCCTGATTGGGTTCATGGTGTTCTCAAGAGATTGTCAAGAAAGAATTTTGACTATTATGCAACAATGAAGGCTAGTGCAGACAGATCACAATTCGACAAAGACGACCTACTTTTTGAGAATCATCAGAAGAAACGCAGGCCCAAGTGTATTGAAGAAATCCTTAGAATTCTTCGCGATTTCACATTCAACAGACCATTTGAGAATATAAGCATGTTGATCGATCTTGTCCTTGGTGAAGGAGGCATAAGAGCAAATCTTTTCAAGAAAAGTCAGCTAACCGGCATTCGTGAGATCTTCGTCTTGTCAATGGCATCGAGAATTCTTATCAACATACTGGAGGAGATTTCAAGATCCCTGTGTGAAAGTATGCCCAATGAGTTCTTGACAAAGGGGACAGAGAAATCAGAGTACATATATTCTCATCATAGGTACGTAAAGGCCTGTTCATCTGAACTTAGGAAAACATCATCAAACATAGTTCATTTTGACATCTGTGACACTTTGGACATGACAACGTGGTGCCAGCGATTCACTATGCCCATGTTTGGAGCAATGTACTCAAAAATATTTTCCTCAGACGACGAATATGATTGCAAACTGATGACTGCAGTGACTAGTATACTTAACATGATATCAGACAAAAGATTTGAACTGCCGCATGAGCTTCTTGAAAAATACAAGCAAAACAATTTGTCTTCTGTCTATTCAATGACAGAGGATAGCATGAATGAACTTAAAGATCAGTTCCTGGGTTTGAGTTACTTGCACGACTTAATTAATGAGAATAGTGTTCTGTTAAAGAATATATCTAACATGATGCAAGGAATCCTCCACTACACGTCCACTCTCTTGCACGCAGGGCACCTGATCATAATGACCAGTTTGATAGATAGAACTTTATCCATGATTCCTGGTGTTATAAGGCATAAAACCAGCACAATGTGCACATCTGACGATGCTGCAAGAATTTCAACAGTCTTTGTGAGCAAGGAGAACAACACCGTTAAAATGCAGAAGACATGTAGATTGCTGACTTGCATAATTATGTGTCTACATTATCCCAAGATGGGTGCTAAAATCTCAATTGAAAAGAGCAAGATTGGCAACCTCTGGTCTATATTGGAATTCAACTCTGTTTGGTATTTCATAAACACAATAATGGTGCCGATGATAAAATACTCTTGCTCTGCTATGGACTACAAATTCTCCACATCTTGCACAGAGAGGCAACTGCTAGACCATAATCTGTTGAACGATCTCTTACAAGCTGGAGGTTCTTTGGAAACTTCATCCAAGCACGAATTGTCTTGCATGATGAACCACTACGACTGCATAGGCTTATACTCGCTATCCGATCATCAATGGTACAGACTCTTAGCGTCAATATTTGACACTAGGCATCCTGTCTGCTGGTTTTACATAATGACGAATAGGAGGGTTGGCCCTTTATTGACGTACAAGTACACAAAGTACTACAACCTCATGAAGTCAACTCTTATGAGGAAAGTCGACAACACTGTTAGAACAAAACTTTATAATGATGTTGACGAATATGGTGAGACATCTTTTAGTGTGAGCCTTGGATTTGGGAGCAATGACAAATTTAATGATTACATCAAAAGAAATGATATCCCAGACACCAGATCAAGAGAATCAGAATTTGTCAAAGAACTCGAACAAGACTTCTTACAGTCATCCCTTCCTCTTATATTCCGTCATCCTGAGACAAAAGATGAGACTCTCAAAG